GCCACCAGCCTTACCCACATTAGATAATTCTCCATTGTCTATCTTTCTAACTTTTTTAGGAGCAGACCACTGTTTAAATGCACGAATAATCATTCTAACATTTGCTGCTTCTAATCTATTTCTTGGACTCAATAACCACTGATATTCAAAAGATCTCAAGGACACACCAGCAAAAAGTAATTCTGTATTTGAGTTTACCACCACACCCACACTTCTGGAAAGAACTTGCTCTGAACTTACATCACCAAATCCACTTTCACTTGCTAACTGTGCAATCTTGTTAGCTATGGAAAGTCCTCTTGTAGATTCCTGAGTTAACATTTCTCCTTGCATGGATAACTTTCTAGCAGTTGCTCCATAACCACCAAAATCATTAGTAAAGAAACTGGTCAGTACGTTTTTACTTGATGACTGTATCGCACCCATTTGACCAGCATCCATGCTCTGTTCACCCCAGTTTCTTGGGTTTCCGTCAGTCATATTGTTTGGCATTGGTAGTTTGATACCAGCACCTAGTTTTCTTTTATATGGTGTTGTTCTCTCTGAACCAAAAGCGAAACCACTTTTTCTCTTTTTCCTAAACAATCCATCTCCAGTCTTACCATCTAATGCAGCTGCATAAGGGGCTCGATAGGAGTAACATTGTATGAACATATGATCCATACTGTTGGACATATCCATAGGATACTTCACTATCTTTTTGAATAGTGTATCTGCTTCTTCTGCACCACTGAACGCATTTTGTATTGCACCTACAGCTTTTTGACCTTGACCAGTCGCTGTTCCCCCTGCTGCTATACCTTGATTTGTCTTACCTTTATTAACTTTACTTTTATTATAATTCCTCAAACTTCTTTTATACATCACCCTTTCTTTATTATTTCTGGCATTCTTTATTTTATTTTCTAATCTTTTTTGTTCAGCATCTTTATCAGATGGTATTCCATTAGCGTATCCCTCTTGTGTAGTCCATTTAGGTTTTGCTAAGCCAGGAGAAGTAGCCTCAATATGTTCCTTAGTTGATGTTTGTATTGCTTGATGAATTCTTAGTTGATCATCTTTTGATAAAGAAGATGCTGTATTCTTTGTTAGTTTGGATTGATCCCAAACTCCATCTTTGTATATTGGTTCTACGTTCTGTAGTAATTGACCATTAGCATCAACAGCCCTAACTGTTGTTCCACCTGTTTCTGAGAAGAATACTTTATAATTTCTGACATTCCCTTCCGAATCCTGTTGTGATATCTCAACTTGAGGATTTATTTCTTCACCAAATTCTGAATTAGCAATGGGTGTGAATGTCATTTTTTCCTTCTCTTTTGATTTTGACTATTAAATGCTCTGTATTTGGGAAACCTCACACCGTTCTTATCTACAAATTGTTCGGTAGGAAGTAGAGAGATGTCAGCCCAGTTCTCTTCTCTTGGAACTTTAAATATAGTTCTCATACCCGACCACAGGTATTTGTGGACGCTATTTTTGGGAACAGGAGATTCTCCACGACTATTTAGTAGGGCATTTGCAATTACATCACGGTAATCTGGATTTATGTAGTGTAAATTACAACCAAGAACACCTTCCTCGTAAAATCCTATCACCACTGCTAGGGGGTAAACGTCCCAAAATTCTAGATATTCGGGTCTTGAGGGATTATATCCAAAGAAAATTAGATCGCCCATTCTAACACCCTGAGTGTCGATATCACTGGCGTTTCTCTTTTGTACCGCACCCAAAGCTGATTCCAGTTGGTTTGTATACCATCCATCTGGTTTACGTTGAGTACCAGCTAATTCTTTAATATCGTCTGCGATCATGTGATATACCTAAATCGTCTTCTGTCATAATCTTGAACTCATATTTCCTGTCAGCACAATATGACTGTGCTGCTTTCCATTTTGCTTGATTTACTACCCATGTTTTAACTTCGTAGTACCACGCTTGAGTTTTCCTTTTTGGATTTCTCTTTGGTTCTTTGACTTGTTTCTTTGGTTTTACTTCTATGACCACAGATCTTTTTTTACCAGATTTATCCTTATATTTGATAAAAAAGTCTGGGAAGTATCTATGCACTCTGTTATCTAATGGATTTTTGTATGGTATCCAGAATTCTTCAGATTGCCATTGGTCTACGCTCTCAGTCAAATCACAGTATTCCATAAATTTCTTCTCCCAAAGAGACCTATAGACAATCTGAGTGGGATCACCTTTGTATTTTTTTACATGTCTGGGTTTAAATTTTCCCTGATAAGCCATATACATAGTATGGTAAGTCATAAATTTATTTAGATGGCCAGGCAACAGAAAAGTTATTTTAGCAACGATAAGTTAGTAAAAGATATAGAAACATTTAGATCGGCTCTTGGTGCCCCAGCTCTCTCTAACTTTTTTAAAGTTCAGATGGATCTAGCTAACATTGGTGCAGAACCCATTGATGCGTTTCCAGTTACATTAGATGCTGCATCATCCAGTGTTTATCAAAGTGAAAAAGTTGCCAATGACTTAAGTAGATGGTTGACATCTTGTGGATTATTAGATAATGGACAGAAAGAAGTATATGAGATACTATGTAATGAGGCAATGTTGCCTGGCGTATCAATGGCTGTGGTACAGGAAGTTGGAAGTAGACAGGGTATTAGAGAGAGATTTGCTACACAAAGACAATACACTGATATATCATTGACTTTCTTTGTGTCTCAAGATTATAAAACTTTGAAACTCTTCCAAGAGTGGTTTAATTTTATGAATCCTCTTTATGTAACACAAGAAGGAATCAAACATAATCAGGGATACCCTGGCGGATATCCAAATAATGATGAAAGATTTGCCTTCCATAGATTTAGATATCCTCACGACTATAAAAGAGATATATCAATCACAAAGTTTGAAAGAAATCTAGGTGCGGATGGTCTTCCAGAAGAGTTTAAACCTGATGCTATCAGTTATAACTTTATAAATGCCTTCCCTATATCAATACAAGACATACCACTCAACTATGCAGGCGGAAACCTATTACAAGTTACTGTTGAGTTTGCATATGACAGATACTATATTGTCAATAATCAAGGAACCCCTGCGCCAGCGGTGCCACAGAAGGGTCTTTCACAGGTAGTCAACGCTGAGAATGTGTCTGAAAATACTGTAGATAAAGCTTCAAATTAACCCTCTAAATAATAACGAATAATTACTTATTATGCCTTTACCTAAAATTTCAACTGCTGAGTATGAATTGAAATTACCATCCAATGGCAAAACTATCAAGTATAGGCCATTTTTGGTAAGAGAAGAAAAAGTTCTCATACTTGCGCTAGAGTCAGAAAATCAAAAACAAATAACCACTGCTGTTAAACAAGTTATAAAAGAATGTGTTTTAACAAAGGGAATCAAAGTCGATCAACTACCAAGTTTTGATATTGAATATCTATTTTTGAATATTCGTGGAAAATCTGTCGGTGAATCAATTGAACTTATGGTGACATGTGGTGATGATGGCAAGACAGAAGTTCCTGTCACAGTCCTTATTGATGATATTGAAGTATCTAGCAACGATGAACATAGTTCAGATATTGAACTATCAGATGGTTATTCTGTAAAAATGAAGTATCCATCTCTTAGTCAGTTCATAGAAACTAACTTCAGTCAAGATGATGAGGACGCTGTAGAAAAATCATTTGAGATGATAGCGACATCTATTGATATGGTTTATAATGATAAGGATATGTTTTCAGCATCTGAGTGTACAAAGAAAGAACTCAAAGAGTGGGTAGAATCATTGACATCAGCACAGTTTCAAAAGATTGAACAATTCTTTGAGACCATGCCTAAACTGACACATACACTAGAGGTAGTTAATCCAAACACTAAAAAGAAAAACACTATAGTATTAGAGGGGCTAACGGATTTTTTCGCCTAAGTATGTCTCATATTGATCTTGAGACATACTTTCGCATTAATTTCGCCCTCATGCAGTTCCATAAATATTCCCTATGGGAGATAGAGAACATGCCGCCTTGGGAACGAGACATCTATGTTGGACTACTCAGACTTCATATTGAAGAGGAACAACTAAAACAAAGACAAAGAGAAGCACAGGCACGAAATGGGTAAACTCTCATCTACAATCGGAGCATTAGGTAAGGCAGCCAAAGGTGCAGCCAAACGTGTGTCTAAGTCTAAGGTTGTCAAAAAGACTGCATTGGCTGGTAAAAAAGCAGTCAGAGCTACTAGAAAAGGAATATCAGGAGCTAAGGTAGGGGGTTCAAAGTTTCTTCAAAAGTCTGTTTCTAAGATAAAACCAATAGCATCAGATCTGAAACAGGGTGGAATCAGGAAGATCAATAAGATTGTAGAGTCGAAGGCTCAAAATCTGATACCTAAGTTATCTAATAAAATTGAAGAAAAGGTAAATTCATTTGACCCTAACAAGTTTCTAGGTAAGATATTTGATGGTGGATTGAATTCATTGAATCAATTCGGATCAAGTCTTGAGGGAATGAGAGGGAAATTAGGTGGGTCTGTAGAGTTTATTGGTAAGGCTAATGAGTTGGCAAGTAAGTTTGTAAAAAAACTTGCATCAGCTAAGGGTAAAGATAAAGGTGGTGGAGGAGGTATATTTGGTAAGTTAATCAAAGGAGTCGCTATCGCTGGTGCGGCTGCACTTGCACTTCCAACTGTAGCCAAGGTTGCAGTCGCTGGTGGAGCAGTGGCAGCTGGTGGAGCATTACTCAAAAAAGGCATAGATTTCATTAGAGGTAGAAAGAAGAAGAAGTTAGAGAAGAAACAGGAAGAGGCAAAAGTAAAGAAAGACAAGGGTAATGCTGGCATATTCAAAAATATATTGGATAAGTTTTCTAGTATTTTGGATTTTACACCAAAGAGGGTGAAGAGGTTCAAATCACTAGGAGTCCAAGAAAAACAGAGTGTCACGGATACTGAAAAAGGTATATTTACAGATGATTATAGATTTAAAAAATTTACAGATAATGACGGTGACAAGAAAGTACACGATTTAAAAATTAGCATGGATCGTGGCCAGATCACATCAGGGAATGATTCACCAACCACTAGAAGAATCGTTGCGGC